ACTTGGAACTTAAGAGCGAACCAATCGTTGCTAAGACTCGTAAGTTAAAGGCAGTCTGGACACCAGAATTGGCTCAAGACTTGAATGCTTACCACAGCATTGATGCAGAAGCAGAATTGACTGCTCTATTGAGTGAATATGTATCAATGGAAATTGATCTTGAAATCATGGACATGTTGATTAATGCTGCTCCAGCATTGACAACTGAAGGATGGTCTGCAGTAATCGGTAAGGACATCATCAAGGGTGCTAACGATGCTAACGGTCTACCAACCTTTACTGTAAATAACGATTCAACCAATCGTACTGCTTACGTAAAGAGCACTTGGTTCTCAACACTTGGTAACAAGATCCAAAAGGTATCTAACAAGATTCACCAATTGACTCTACGTGGTGGTGCAAACTTCTTGGTCGTAGGACCAGACGTAGCAACCATCTTGGAATCAATCCCAGGATATGTTGTTAACACTGACGGTGATAGTGCTAAGTTCGCAATGGGTGTAAGTCGTGTTGGTAGCTTCGCAAGTCGCTTCCAAGTCTACAAGAACCCATACATGCAAGAAAACACCATCTTGATGGGCTTCCGTGGAAATAACTTCCTCGAAACAGGCGCAGTATATGCTCCATACATCCCACTCGTACAAACTCCATTGGTATACGATCCAGTCAATTTCACCCCACGTCGTGGAGTATTGACTCGTTATGCTAAGAAAGTTGTCCGTCCAGAATTCTACGGCAAGATATATGTATCTGATTTAGATCAGATCTAAGCTTAACTGATATAGATTAAACAATGACCCCGGCAGAAATGCCGGGGTTTTTTATTTTTAAATTCTATTTATATAGTATGATATATTTGAGTGACATTGTGGATGCTATTGTTGAAAAGAGTGAACCAATGAAGTTGGTTAAAGAAGTGGGTATTAGTGATAGATTGAAGTATCATTTGGATAATAGATTAACATTGGAACAAAATGTTTTTAGAATTTACAGTGAATCATATTTTAAATTGGTTAATGAAGTTCGTGGTTTGTATAATGATGACGCAATTGAATTAAATGATGATGATTTGGATATTGTAGAAAGTGATCTGGGTATAAAATCTATTTATGATGGACGAGAAGTATTTTTAGATGCGCCAATTGAATTGGAACACAATGAATGTCTAAATGAAGCAAAACACAGAGGTAGAACTGTACATCTTAGTAGACCATTTAGAACTCCAGGAGGACCGAAGAAATTTGCTGTATATGTTAGATCAAAAGCAGGAAAAATAAAGAAAGTTACATTTGGTGATCCTAACATGCGAATACGAGTAAGCAGTAAATCTAGACGGAAAAGTTTTAGAGCAAGACACAAATGTGATCAAAAGAAAGATAGAACCACTGCCGGATATTGGAGTTGTAGAAATTGGTAATAAATAAAATGGTTATTTAAAAGTTAAAATAACAAAATTATAGTTTATGGCTACAAAATATTCACCGAAAATAATTACAAATGGATTGGTATTATCACTTGATGCTGCTAATAATAAAAGTTATCCTAGATCAGGTACTACATGGACCGATTTAAGCGGTAATAGTAACACAGGTACACTAACCAATGGACCCACATTTAGTGTTAGTAACGGTGGTGTTATAGTATTTGATGGTACAAATGATTATACATCAATCACAACGGGTGAGAATTTTAATTTTGGAACAGGAAATTTTACTATTGAATGTTGGGTGTACTTTAACACAGTAAGCGTAAATTCTATTTTTATGTCTAAATATGTTGTCTGGACATCAAACCTCGATTTTGTCGCAAGGCTTGTGACATCCAGTAAAAAAATGCAGTTCTTCGGCGGTGATGATGCAGCGATAAATATAGCAACAAATGATACAATTTCGGCATCTCAGTGGTATCATTATACTGTATCAAGAATTTCTGGTGTAACCACTATTTATCTAAATGGCGTGTCTCAAAATAGTCATACGGGAAGCGTATCTATTCCAAATGATAAAACAGAGTTAAGAATTGGTATTTCTCATGAGAATGATGAAGCATTCAATGGTAGGATTAGTAACGTTAAAGTTTACAAAGGCAAAGGTCTCTCCGCATCGGAAGTATTGCAGAACTATAATGCTACTAAAAGTAGATTCGGTTTATAATTATAGTATATGTCAAGCAAAGGTGGACCAGATATAAATGAAAATGGATTGGTATTACATTTAGACGCTGCAAATAATAAAAGTTATCCTGGTTCAGGTACAACTTGGACCGATTTAAGCGGAAATGATAATAATGGTACATTAACCAATGGACCTACATTTAATGCATCAAATATGGGCAGTATAGCATTAGATGGTACAAATGATTATATTTATCGTTCATCGCTTAGTAATTTTAATTCATCGACATATACCGTATTGTTATGGGCAAAATTTAATTCTATGAGTACATACGGTATTTTATTTAGTTTAGGAAGAAGTGCATCAGACGCAGTAACAGAAGCTCAATTGCAACAAGCCAATTCAAGATTAGTATATTGGGATTATGATTCTTCTATGGGTTTTAATTTTATTCAATCTGCCGGAACATTGTCAACAAATGTTTATCAATATTTAGGATTTACAAAAAATTCTACAAATGGTACATTTTATATCGATGGATATTCTTCGGGTACTGGTACAGCTGCACTTAATGCAAGTATAAGTACAAATGATTTTACTATTGGTGCAGATATAAGAGATAGTATTAGTTATGTAAATGGCAACATATCACAATTTCTAATATATAACCGAGTATTAACCGCAGCTGAAGTATTGCAAAATTATAACGCAACTAAATCTAGATTTGGTAGATAATTATAGTATATGGGATTATCACATTCACCAAAAATAGTTACAAATGGTTTGGTGCTTGCACTAGATGCGGCTAATAATAAAAGTTATCCTGGTAGTGGTACCACTTGGTCAGATTTAAGTGGTAATAATAACACAGGTACTTTAACTAACGGTCCTACTTTTAGTGATGCTAATTTGGGTAGTATAGTATTTGATGGTACCAATGATTATGTAGATACAGTTAATACCGGAACAACTTTTCAATTTGCAAATGTCACATTTACTGTGAGTTTATGGATAAAAACAAGCGCTACAAGTGGTGTTATTATTTCTAAAGGTGCGACTGCTTCTACGGCTGGTTGGATGTTTCAATTTGACTCCGCAGGAACAGTTTCCGGTACTACAAAAGGTTCTGATGGTACTAATACTTATAACAGATCAAGTACAGCAACAGTCAATAATAATACTTGGAGAAATATAGTAGCAGTATATACAACTAATACAACAAATCTTGGAAGTAATACAACATCAATATATATAGATGGTGTTTTAAGTAATGGTACAGGTACATTAGGCGGATTAGTATATGCGACAACTACAGATACTATTCAAATAGGTAGAAGACCCACCGGTGCTTATTGGTCCGGCTCTGTATCTAATATACAAATATACAATAGAGAATTAACCGCATCTGAAGTATTGCGGAACTATAATGCTGTTAAAAGTAGATTTGGATTATAAATCAAATTAAACTTAATTATTTTAATATTTATAAACAATGAATGTTAAAGAATGGACTAAAATATGAGTGCTAATCTTGATCAGGATCGTATTCGATGGCCGGGGAGTGGCAGTGCTGTAAATACAGGCAGTATACCATTTGGATTTTACTTAAACGAATCGTATTTAAGTGGTAGCGTTGGTTATTTTGAATATGACTGTGAAAAGAGTGCGGAATGGGCAGCAAAAAGAATGGGGTATCCAATCATTGATATTGAATTAATTGATGTAAATTTTTATGCTGCATTTGAAGAATCCGTCAATGAATATGGCGCTCAAGTAAATCAATTTAATATACGAAACAATTTATTAAGTTTACAAGGATTAAATACAAATGATAATCCAAATATCAATGGTAAAAATGTAATAGGAACAGGATTACCATATATAATTCAATTAACAAAAGGATATGGAAGTGAAATTGGTGTAGGTGGATATGTTGACATTAAAAAAGTACCTATTCAATTGAGCGCAAGTCAACAAACATATGATTTGCAGACACTAATTGGCACCAATATTGAAAGTGGAAGTAGAGTTGAAATTAGAAGAGTATTTCATGGTCCACCACCAGCATTTGCTCGTATTTATGATCCATTTAGTATGACTGGTATGAGTTACAGTAATGTACTTGGTGAAATGGGATTTGCTGGATATAGTCCTGCCACACAATTTTTGATGACACCAATATTTGAAGATTTATTGAGAGGTCAAGCAATTGAATTTAATGATTTGGTTCGTAAAAGTGCTTATAGTTTTGAAATTGTAAATAATAAACTAAAGATATTTCCTATTCCAACATATGATTACAAACTTTATATTGAATATGTAGTTGAAAAAGATAAATTTAGTGCAGCAAATACATTTAGTAGTGGAAGCAATTATGATGTGGTTAGTGATTATAGTAATGTGCCATATCAAAATGTTACATACTATAAATTAAATGCTGTTGGTAAACAATGGGTGAAGAAATATTTCTTGGCATTGTGCAAAGAAAATCTTGGTATGATAAGACAGAAGTATAGTACAATTCCAATTCCTGGTGGAGAAGTAACATTGGATGGTTCCGAATTACGAAGTGAAGCGGCATCTGAAAAAGAATCGTTAATTACACAATTGAGAGAAAATCTTGAAGCTACTAGTCGTAAAGCTCAAATGGAAGCTAAAGCAGATGAAACTGAAAAGATGACATCAATCATGAAGACTGTTCCACTACTAATTTATATTGGATAAAATATTATGGCATTATTTGGAAGATATTATAGTCAACGAGACATTAATTTGGTTAATCAAATTAATGCAGAATTGATGCGTGACATTATTGAAACATTGGTTGTTTTATTTAAGATTGCACCAAATGAAACCAATACAAACATTTATGGTGAAGCAGTTGCGGCTGAAGGAAAGAGTTTTTATTCTGGTGTAGAATTGAGTAGTATAATTGATCGTGGTGATATTAGTACAGATGATGAAGGATTTGGACCTGATAGAGATCAAACTGTTGTATTTAAATTTAGAGAATTGTCATTAAAAGATGCAAGTTTTTATCCGGAAGTTGGTGATATGATATTATTTAATGATCGTTATCATGAAGTTGATAATGTTGTACAAGAACAATTTTTGGGTGGTCAAGCAAATAAATCACACAGTATTATTTGTAATACGCATTATAGCAAGTTGAGCAAAATTAATTTAGTTAACCGTCAATTTTAATTATGTGGCAAGGAAATACGAACAATCCAGTACCAACAAATAACAATGTTGAAAAGAACAATCCTATTGTATCTAATGTAAGAAACATTGCATTGGATACTAGACGAGATGAAGATGCAAAGAAAAATTTTACAGTTAGTTTATTAGATATTGATACTGCGTTGATTAGTTATATACAAAATATTATCAATCCTACTGTAATTGACGCTGGTGAAAACATAAAAGTACCAATTATATATGGCAATCCTGAAAAATGGTATGCAGCAAAAGCACAAGGTGCATTAAGAGATCAACAAGGTAAGTTACAAATTCCGTTGATAATGGTTAAAAGAACTTCATTTTCAAAAGATGAAGGTTATCAAACATTCAACCGTTATTTGAGTTATCCAGTAATGACTAAATTTAATGAAAAGAACAAATATGATAAATTTAGTTTATTAAATAAGACTGTTGCTCCTACAAATCAAATATTTGCGGTAACAATGCCAGATCATATTAAAGCAGAATATGAATTTATTGTATGGACAGAATATGTTGAACAAAACAATGCAATATTAGAAAAGATCAATTTTGCGGAAGGAGATTATTGGGGTGATAAACAAAGATTTAATTTTAGAGTTAAGATAGATAATTATACCAATACAATTGAATCAAGTGGAGAAAAAGATAGAATGGTAAGAAGTACATTCACTTTATCTACCAATGCTTATTTGTTGCCAGAATCATTTGAAGACAGAAAACAAACTGTTCAAAGAATGTTAACGCCAAAACAGATAAAATTGACTGCAGAAATTGTTAGCAGTGCTCAAATGGATATAGTAAACAAAAAGGTTAAAGACAATACTTACAGTAACAAAGGAAATCCATATTATAGTATCAATCCTCTTGTTGAAAAAGACAGTGAGTGGAGATTTCCTAAAGGCACAATTGCCACCGAAGAATCCACAACAGCTGCGGGTGAAGCAATTACAACAATTAGACAAAGTTATGCGTCATTAATTCAACAAACTATAAATGTTACAGTTTCAGGATCACAAGAAACAACTATTTGGCATCCAGCTCCAACTACGCCAACAGATTATGGTGAACCTGGTTGGATGGCATATGATGGTGATTATCAGTATATTTATGCTGGTGGAAGATGGTTAAGACAATCTATTGCAGAATGGACAGCTTAAATATCTTAATTTCAATTAAACTATATTATTTATATTTATATTTATATTTATAGCAAGATAAACAGATACTTTTATGGCATACCCCAATTCCAATATATTAAACATAATAATTCCGCAAACATCTGCGTCGATCCAAGATGGTCAAGCACCATTTGTTGAAAGAATTATTAGTGGTTCCAGGCTTATTTTACAAACAACGATTGACGGAACTTTAACTGGTTCATCCGATTTAAATGTTAATAGTATTACCGCAAGCAATATAAGTGCAAGTGGTTATATTAGTGCGAGTACTTTAAGGGTAGAAACAAGTATTGTTGACGGCGGTACTTTAACTGTAATTGGTAATAGTACATTATCTAACGTATTTGCAACTAACATCACTGCGTCAAACATTAGTGCAAGTGGTAATATTTCATCAAGCAATGAATATATTGCTGGTACATTAACCGTACTAGGTAATAGCACACTGACAAATGTATTTGCTACAAATATTACCGCAAGTAATTTAAGCGCAAGTAATAAAATTGTTGCTTCGGAAATTACTGCAAGTAATGAATTATTTGTAGGTACTGGTCCAGCTTATAGAACTTATGGTGAAGCATTTGCACCTGAAAATTTAGCAAGATTGTATGTAAGTGGTAGTGTAAGTATAACATCAAAATATGCTACATTAAATCTAGCAACTAGTGCTAGTGCTCCAGGAGCACAATCTTCAATTTTATTTTCCAGATTAGCAGATAGAAATCCTGGTTCTGGTCTAGAAACTGTTTTGGAACCAAGAATGCAATTGGGAACTGAATCTGGTTCTACAGATTTGAGAGTTTATGCTTATTATTCTGCCACCGATCCAGATACGATTGCACAATCAACTGGATCAAATATAGTTGCTGGTACTAGAGCTATATTTAAGCAAAGTGGTTATTTTGGTGTGGGTAATTTTATCAGTTATGGATCTGCTGGTGGAGCCACTACGACGTATGTTTCTAGTTTGCCAGGATATTCTGGCATTGTTGGTCCTGATGCAATGTTGACAATATTACCAATGGATAGTGCAAGTTTAGGCACTGCCGGTTCTAAACAATATAACAGAAACATATTGAACATCATGAGTTATGATACCAGTTCAATTATGTTTATATCCGGTTCAGATGGATATGTTTTATTAGGAAAAAATACAACGGATGGTATAAACAGATTACAAGTTGCGGGTAATGTTAGTGCTAGTGCATATACTGGTTCATCTGCTAATTTTACAAACTTAATTGCAACAAATATTACATCAAGTAATATTAGTGCAAGTGGTAATATTAGTGCTAATACACTTACTGTAATAGGAAATTCTACACTATCAAATGTATTTGCAACAAATATTACTGCGTCAAATATAAGTGCAAGTAGTAATATTAGTTCAAGTACTCTTTATGTCGTTGGCAA